TTATAGTTTGCTTGGACGCGATAAAGCTTCATGCAAGATTATATATCAAAATGTGATATAAATGCAACTATGTTGTAATTTTTGGCTTTTTTGGAGGTATTAATAGCTTTTCTTGTGGGCTTTCCATCTCTAAACATTCAAATTTTATAGCTATTTTTTCCTTATTTATACGATCTAAGCCATAATAATCGTCTGTCTCTAGTCTTTTAAATGTCTCATAACCCATTCTGTAGCCTCCTAAAGCACAAGTATAGTGATCATTAAACATCAAACCCGTATAAGTAGCGTCCGTGCATTTACCCGCAACTACACTACAAAGATGTAAAACTAACATAAATTTGGTCATAAAATCCTATAACATCCCATAACATTTTTTCCTTGCAAATCCCATTAAAATAATTATATAGTTAGAGATGCAAATAATAAGAGTAGCACGATTAAAAACAAAAAACAAACACAGAGACAATATGCCAAAAAATAAAAATAAAGTCCCCGTAATTTTAACGGGAGAAGAAATTATAATCATCTTAAATAGATTTTCTATAGCTTTGCTATCAGATAATGTAGATGACGAAGATAAAAATTTAATGCGTAAATTAAATCACGCGTTAAAACAATGTGAAGGCGAGGGAAAATGATTAAGTCACATTCCGAAGCTTTCAGAGATTGGGTTAAAGAAATGGACAAGGTACTTTCTGAAACTCAAAACTTAACAATAGATGGTCAGCCGATGGAAGCATCTGATGATCATTTTAAAACACAAACAAAAAATCTTGCAAAAATTCCGCTAGTCCTAGATGGTCAGGCAGTTTATCCACTTAACGATTGGACTGCTTCTGATTTAGTCCATAGTGAAATTGATGCAAAAAATACGGAGTTAGAATAATGTCTAAAACTAAAAAGAAAAACGAGGATAATGTAATTCATATCACTCGTGATTACAGTATGTTTAAAACTGTAAAAGGTAATCGAGAAATCGATAAAGGCCACGTACAAAAACTAATTAGGGAGATGAAGAGAAGAGATCTTGATCTGCCTATTTATATAAATGAGAATGACGAGGTAGTTGATGGTCAACATACTTTGCAGGCTCGAAAAGAACTAGGTAAACCTATTCGATATATAAGAGGTAAATTCGAAAATGAATTCGATGTTGCCATTATGAACGCCAATAGAAAAAATTGGTCGATGAAGGGTTATCTTGATTTTCATATTGAGAACGGAAAAAAAGATTATCAAATCGTTAAAGCAATGACGAAACAATATTCTTTACCGTTAGAGTGCGCAATATTTTTACTTGCGGGCGGATACTCGATGTGGAGAGAAACAAGAAATGATTTTAAACAAGGTAAATTTAAAATCAAAACGTTGCAACGATGTAATGAAATCGGATCTGATTTGATGTTCATGAAAAATAATTTCAACATTAAATTAACTCGATCTTTTATTACTGCGTATGCTGTTGTTTCTGAACATCCTAAATTTAAATGGGATCGTTTTAAAACTGCGTTGAAATCTAAATCTGCGTTGTTATTGCGGGGTACTAACACGGAAGATTTTGTTAGAGTATTCGACAAAATCTATAACGGTAACGTGCATAATAAAATAAATTTTATTCGATATTTTATTGACCGTGAGTATCAAGAGGACGAGGAAAATAACAATTAATAGAGAGGAAAAAGAAAGATGGACATAAGTAAATGGAAATCCTGTGCCGTTGACATTGATACCTATTGCATTTTGCGTGCAATGGGTAGTCACGGCTTCAGGAAACCCGCTTCAATGATTGCAAAAATTACTGATGACGAGGTCAAGAAAATTGCAAAGAAGCAAAACCAACCTTATGAAAAAACAAAAGAGAATTTACTGTCTCAGGGCCGAAAGCTTTTGAAGGGTAAATAGCTGATCAGCGCGACAAGGCCCGCTAGCGTGGGCCTTGTTAAGAGCGGTTAGTTAATCGGGAACCTAACCGCCCTCACTTACATATGTGATTTTTTTTTAAAATTGTACCAAAAAAATTTGTTGCATTACATTTTATAATCCTATAAGTATTTGATATCGTATTCCATTACCTTAATGAAAAAGAGGGGTTAAACTCTTTATCTTCATGAACCGCGAAAATTAGTTAATTAACTTTAAATTTGAGGTTAGGTATGAATACGGTATTTTTTGTTTTAGACATATTTCACGGCATATATGTGAAAAATTTGCGTGCGGAGTATCCATTCCATATCTTTTCCCTCTCCGCACGTGAACTATGAAACACTTAACTGAACTTGCTCAGGAAAACATCGAAATCTGTAAAAATTTAGAGGGCGAAGACCGATCTGATTTTATTCAAAGCCACTTAGACGATTATTATTTTGCGATGAACGTAGTCACTGCACCGAAAGTATTAAGGTATTATCGTGAATTATTCGTTAAACTTGTTAAAAATTTTGGGCATTAGTATATCACGGGAACTGATAAACGGACAACGGACACCGGAAGAACGGTTGTTTCAGGCCATAATATTGCAAGCGTTTGAAGACGCACTGAGCATGGGTCAGCACAAACATGATGCTTATGCAAAGCAGGATAGCTATAATTGGTTTACAAATGATACGCAAAATTTTACTAATATTTGTTGGTTTGCTAGCTTCGAGCCTGATATAATTAGAAGCAAATTCAATGAGTTAATATCAAATAAGACAATAAGATATACCAAAATTCAGTTGAAATGGCTCAGGTATAGATGGCTATATAAGCAATATAGACAAAGCCACAACAAAGCTGAGCGTAGAAAAATACTTAAAGAGATTAAAAGTATTGGGGGACTAAAGAAAACCCCCGAGGAAAAAATATAATTATAACAACTAAAAACCTCAGGGGTTAAGAGAGCAAATAATGAAAAACACTATTTCATTAATTTTACCAAAAATAATTGATCACGTAAACTAATATCCTCCCCAGAACCCCGATATCCTCCTCGAAGCCCGAGATCCTCCCTGAAGCCCGGAATTTTATCTATATAGATTATCTAGACCTCCATTAATAAAAATATACCCTCAGGGGTCAATATGGTGTCCCTCATGTCCCTAAAGACAAAAAAGATAGTAATAACAACCTTTTAAGACGTTTTTATGGTGTCCCTATGGTGTCCCTATGGTGTCCCTCAGGGACACCTAAACAATAATATTGCTAATATAGATACCCTCCGCAACTATTTTGAACTGTTTTAATGTGTTAAAATAATCTATATAGTAGAAAAATGGCTCAAATTAAAAAAACAGATAGATCCGAAAAAGACCTAACGCCTAAGCAACGATTGTTTGTAGACATTCTCGTTGCAAATTGGGGTGAAATTTCATATGCTGAAGCTTGCAAACAAGCAAAGTATGAGTGCAAAAATCCTACAGATTATTCCGCCATAGCTTCCAGATTGTTAAATCGAAGATTAAATCCTCACATAGCAAAATACCTCGATAAAAAATACGAGGAAGAAGTAAATAAATTTTCAAAAGACAAATTAAAAAGATTTAGACGTTTAGATAAATTATCTAAAGAAGCTGAAAAAAATAAGCAATTTAATGTATCCGTTCAAGCTGAATATAGATCAGGACAATTAGCGGGGCTGTATGTTGATAAGAGAGAGGTAAAAGTTTCAGGCCTTGAAGGTATGAGTAGAGAAGAATTAGAAAATAAACTAAAAGAATTATCAAATAAAATAGACGGATACAATGCAAAGACTATCGAAGCCGAAACGGTTGAAACAAAAAAGATTGAAAACGTCTAGTTTTAGTGAGTTTATAAAAGTATTTAATAAAATACATAATAAACATTTGGAAACAAAAATTGGTCAAGTAAATGTTAAAACGAAAAATAACCGTAAATAAAAAATCTAAAAATTGGCAAGACCGTTATCCAATGGTTTCTGTGACGTGGCGAGATATAATTTCTGATAGCCAATGGCAATCTATTGATAGTTTAATGAAATTAGATTTAGCAACTTGTGTGACTAAAGGCCATCTACTTTCTCAAACAAAAGGTGTGACAAGAATTTTTGGGGATTACTCTGCAAATGAAAAAGGGGAAATTGAAGAGATAGGCAATACAACAATTATTCCAAATAGTGTAATTGTAAATATCAAAAAGATTTGACGGGGTGAAAAGTTTGCTTACAACTGTTAGAGTACCAATGCGAACTAAATAAATTACTAACAACCGAACTTTTCTAGGTGATCAGGATCATCACCAGACCTCCCCGCCTAAGCCAATTCGTTTAATTCATTTTCTTAGCTTTTCTACCTTGAACCAAAATATTATCCTCCCCAAAATTTTTCTTTAACATTTTTCCAATCTGAGAAACCATTTCAACCTCAGTATGTTTTAATTGTTTTGGATAAGAATAATCCTCATGCTCTTCTATTGGTATATATTTTGTGTGATGAACAATATAATTATCATAACAATCTTTTGGTTTTCTTTTCATGGTTTTCATTTCTGAAAC